AGAAAAAGAAATGATCAATAGTTATTCATTCCCACCGGATATAATGATTGGCTAGATTGTACACTTTATTATAATACAACTAAGGATATTATATGCCAACAACATCATTCTTTTTTAACCAAACATCTTTCGCCTCGGAACAAAAATTATTTGATAGTCTTGCTATCGAAATGATCAAGATTCATGGTGTAGATTTGATCTACATGCCAAGAACGACTCCAAATGTCGATAAACTATTTTTAGAAGATCCGACATCAGAGTTTAATAATGCAATCCATATTGAAATGTATATTAAGAATTTCCAGGGTTGGCAAGGCGATGGCGATCTTATGTCAAAATTTGGTATTTCTATGGCTGACCAAATCACTTTTGCTTGCTCAAGAACTAGATTCCAAGAAGAAATTGGTTCTGTTTATGATATAATTCGTCCTAGAGAAGGCGATCTAATTTACTTCTCTATTCCAAATACAATATTCGAAGTCAAGTTTGTTGAACATGAATCTACGTTCTATCAGTCTGGCGGTCTAACTTATTTTGATATTAAGTGTGAACGCTTCAATTATTCTGCAGAGTCTCTCAATACCGGAATTGAAGATATTGATAAAATCGAAAAGAAATATACTACAGCTATACTACCAGATAGATTAGATACAGAATCTCAAACAAATATTATTACTGAAGATGGAATATATATTGATGCTGAAAGTGGAAATATTAAGATTACTGATCCTCTAGCTCAGAATGATTTCTTAGGAACTCAAGACTCTATAATAAACTTCAACGTAAGCAACCCATTTGGTGACACATAATGTTAGGATTTAATTGGTATCATGGTCTTGTAAGAAATTATGTAATATTGTTTGGATCATTATTCAACGATATTCAAATTTCTCGTGTCGATAGTTCTAATACAGAAGTGCAAATTTTAAATGTTCCTGTTGAATATGGTCCAAAAGAAAGATATCTTACTAGAGCAGCAGAGAATCCAGATTTGCTTCGTCCAATCTCGTATACTTATCCAAGAATGGCATTTGAAATCACAGATTTTAAATATGATTCCGATAGAAAATTAAACAGTATTGGAAAATCTACAACAGGAGGAAGTACTACCGGTACATTAAAAACTCAATTGAATCCTGTTCCATATAATATTAATTTTAGGCTCTCTATAATAACAAGAAATACTGATGATGCATTGCGAATTGTAGAACAAATAATTCCATATTTCACCCCAGTTCTTAATGTGTCGGTAGACTTGATTCCAGAAATGAATTATGGGCCTATAACAATACCTATTACACTAAATTCAGTTAGACAAGATGAACAATATGAAGGCGGATTTGAATCTAAAGAGTTTGTTATTTGGACATTAGATTTTTCAATAAAGGCATATCTATATGGTCCCATTTCTTCTGGAACAGTAATCAAAAATATCAATGTAAACTTTATAATTCCTCCAGGAAACACTGTTCAGGAAAGTATAAATATTATACCGGGAGTTGATGCAAATGGAAATCCAACATCACTTCTTGCGAATTCTATACCGCAGGCTAATATATCAGCCAATTCTAATTATGGATTTATTACAACATTTACAAGTGATATAAATGGATGAAGACAATAAAAAAGACCACATAGCAAATATTCTCAATATTACTCCGAGGGTACGAGAGAATGGTGTGGTGATTTATCAAGAACCAAAAGAAGGTGATACTGAAGCAGAAACGGATGTTAATTATGTTCGAAGTATGATGTATGACACAATCGCAACTACAAAAGATGCTTTAGATGAAATTCTTTCTATTGCTAAACAATCTCAGCACCCAAGAGCATTTGAAGTCGTGGCTAATCTTCTTAATACTATGAGAGACGCCAATAAAGATTTGTTAGACCTTCACAAAACTAAAAAAGAATTAAGACAAGAAGATAAGCCTGAATCTCCAGGAACAATAAACCAAAATTTGTTTGTTGGTTCCACTAAAGAGCTTCTTGATATGATAAGAGGTAAAAATGGCAATTGATAATACAGTTTACTTAGGCAATAAAAACCTAAAAAAAGCTGGTGTAAATATTGGTTGGAATGGTGAACAATTACAAGAATATCTTAAGTGTTCTGAAGACCCAATTTACTTTATTAAAACATATATCAAAATTGTAAATATTGATAAAGGTCTTATTCCGTTTGAATTGTGGCCTTTCCAAGAAAAGATGGTTTTGACTTCTATCAATAACAGATTCGTTATTGCTAAAATGCCTCGTCAGGTTGGTAAATGTTTTTCATTAAACACTACTGTAAAGATTAGAAATAAAAAAACACTAATCGAAGAAACAATTACAGTAGGCGAATTATATGCAAGATCAATCGAAAGTCGTATGCGTGCTTTGTCAATCATCGATGAAGGAACTTCACTCACATTTACTGAGGAAGCATAATATGACTGTAACTGAGTATAAAGCACAATTTCCGGGGAACGAAACTCGTTGTCAATCACTCATCAAAGCACAAAAGATTATAGAATTTGATGGAACGTATTGGCATAATGAACAAGTTGCAAATCCAACTGGGGAAAAAGAAAGAGACGAACAAATACTATTTTCAGGATACATGCTTCTACACGTATCAGAATTTGAGTACAAGAAAAACCGAGAGAAGGTATTGGAAGAATGCATAAAATTTCTGATACAGTAGAACGAAAATTCATAGATAGTGTAGATATTGATGAATATGAAATCTGGACAGATTCTGGGTGGCAAGATATATCTGCTATTCATAAAACTGTGGAATATGAACGTTGGATTATTAAAACAGAACGTGGGTTATATTTAGAATGTGCAGATAAGCACATTATTTTCAATGACAAAATGGAAGAAATTTTTATTGAAAATTGTATTCCACATAATACAAAGATTACAACAGAATATGGTTCAGATTTAGTAATAGAATGTTATAAGACTGATATTATAGAACCTATGTTTGATATTACCGTTGATAGCGAAGACCATAGATTTTACTCTAATGGCATTCTAAGCCACAACACAACCACAGTGGCCGCGCTTCTTCTATGGTATATTCTTTTTCAAGATAGTTTCTCTATTGCCATTCTAGCAAATAAAGAAAGACAGTCAAGAGAAATTCTATCTCGTATTCAGCTTGCCTTTGAGCATTTACCTAAGTGGTTGCAACAGGGGGTTATCCAATGGAATAAAGGTAATATTGAATTAGAAAATGGTTCGAAGATTCTATCATCTTCAACATCATCATCCGCTATTCGTGGGGGTTCGTTTAACCTAATTTATCTTGATGAATTTGCGTTCGTTCCAAATAATCTACAAGAAGAATTCTTCGCCTCAGTATATCCTACAATTTCGTCTGGTCAATCCTCTAAGGTATTGATTACATCTACTCCAAACGGAATGAATATGTTCTATAAGATTTGGACAGATTCTGAAGAGGGAAGAAACCGATATCAAAGAGTTTCTGTACATTGGTCTGATGTTCCTGGTCGGGACGATGTCTGGAAAGACGAAACCATATCCAACACATCAGAACGCCAATTCGATCAAGAATTTAATTGTTTTTCCTCTGAAACTCTTGTTTATATAAACAATCAAGAACAAACCATAGGAGATTTATACGATGAGCTTATCAAAGAAAGCATTAACTAAAATTATTACAAAAAGTGAGCTTGAATATCTTTATTTTGATAAATTAATGACTCTTGACGAAATTGGCAGACATTATGGATATATTGACAGACAGCCAATTATGAGACTGTTCAAAAAACATAACATACAATCTAGAACAAAATCAGAAAATGCAAAACTTATTAATACCAATACCGATTTACCAAAATATATTGTTGAAAAGTTTTTAAAAGAAGATGATTATATCAAAAATCCAGAAAAAGTAGTAGAAGAATGTCTAAACTTCCTGAAACAGTAGTGTTAAATAAAAAGAATTTAAAAATTCTTACGCCAAATGGATATGAAACGTTTCTTGGTGTAAACAAAATCACAAAACCCCAATATGTTCATTTAAAATTTTCAAATGGAAAAGAACTTAAGTGTTCTGAAGATCATCCAATATTAACTATTGATGGTATAGTAAAAGCTAAAAATTTAGACAAAAAAACAGAAATCTCCACTAAAAACGGAGGTTGTTTTGTCGTATCTAAAAGAAACATAAAAAAACAAATTTTTCTTTATGATATTGTAAATTCTGGAAAAGACCATTTATATTACAGTAATGATATAGTTTCTCATAATTGTGAGTTCTTAGGCTCTTCTAATACACTAATTGATGGAAAAAAACTTCAACAATTGACATATAGAACCCCACTATTTACTTCGGGTGGTGTAGATGTCTATGAGAACCCAGAGAAAAATAAAAAGTATATTACAGTAGTAGATACTTCTCGTGGTGTAGATATCGATTATTCTGCATTTATTGTCTTTGATGTAACACAAGTTCCATATAATATCGTAGCCAAATTTAGAGCTAATGATATCTCTCCATTACTTTACCCAAATATTATTCATCAAGTATCAACACATTACAATAATGCATTAGCTCTTATAGAAACTAATGATATTGGACAACAAGTCGCAGATATTCTACATATGGACTTAGAATATGATGGTGTTATTGTAACACAAACCAAAGGTAGAGCCGGTCAAAAAATTGGTGGTGGATTTGGTTCTGGTGGAGGAAAATCTAAACCACAGTTTGGTGTTAGAACAACAAGGCAAGTAAAAAGAATTGGTTGTGGTAACTTTAAGACTCTAGTAGAGAGCGATAAACTCATTGTTAATGATTATGATCTTCTATATGAGATGGCAAGATTTATTGAAAATAAAGCCTCATATGAAGCAGAAGAGGGTCATCATGATGACCTCGTAATGTGCTGTATTCATGGGTCTAATATGATTGAAACTGAGGATGGCCAAAAAACCATGCGATGGGTTGTTGAAAATAAGTATACCGGAAAAGTACTATCCTTAAATGCAGCGGGAGAATTTGAATGGAAATCTGTAATTGGCCATTCAGCTAAAGAGAATTCTGGAAAAAATAAAAAGACCTGGATTACATTAGGAGAAGCTGCCTCAGGAAGAAAGCGACTTATTTGTACTACAGATCATAAATGCGCTACAGTAAGTGATATATTCAATCCAGAAATTGAATATTTAGAAGCCGACAAATTAGATGGAAAATATATTGTCAAATTTCCTAATACAAAAAAACATGGATTTCAAACTTTAAACCCAAGTTATAACAAAGATCAAGTTTCTGTTATATTGGGTATACAATTGGGTGATGGACATATTAACAGAAAGGGGAAATTTTCAACTGCTCATGGCGAAAAACAAAATGAGTATTCTCGGTATATACAAAGTATATTGGGAGGAAACTTAACGTACAATAAAAAGAACCAATCTCGATTAGAATTTAATACGACAGAACAAACACACAAATTGCGTGAGTTGATGTATATTGACGGGAAAAAAACTATAAAAAACATCTATAAGATGATAGACGAAATTAGTTTAGCTTTTTGGTATATGGATGACGGACATTTAAAATTATCAAAAGGTTGCATAAATTATTCTGTAGAACTTTGTACCGATTCATTTTCATACGAAGATCATTTATTATTAAAAGAAGTTTTGTTTGAAAAATTCAATATAAATTCTAGTATAATAAACATAAAAAAATCTCCTATGCAATATAGACTAAGAATAGGAACTGAAAGTAGTAAAACCTTTTTTGATTTAATCGCTCCTTATGTATGTAAGAATATGGAATATAAAATTCCAGAAAATTATAGAACAATAGAATTAAAACCTATAAACAATTCTTATTTGGATTATAGTATTGTAAAGGCAAATGTTTTTTATAGAAATCAAATGGGGCTGGAAAGCAAATTGTATGATATTGAAGTTGAGGGCAACCATAACTTTGTTGTTAACAACACTTTGGTTCATAATTGTGTATTGTTTGCGTGGCTTGTTAACCAATCATATTTTAAAGAATTGACCGATACTGATGTTAGAAGCAATTTAGTTCAAGATAATAATGCATTATTGGATGATGATATGCTTCCTTTTGGAATGATGGATTTTGGAGATGACGAACATGCTGAATGGAAAGCTGATCCGTTTTATGACTTAGACTTTGGGCCACATAAAGATTATTTCTAAGATTTGTTTTTTATAAATAATATCGAGATAAGATTATTTAGTTTCTTACATAAAGGAGAGAGAAATGGCAATTCAAGTCAGCCCAGGCGTTAATATTAGCGAAATTGATCTAACAACAGTAGTTCCAGCAGTATCTACCACAACCGGCGCGTTAGCTGGTATTTTTGCTTGGGGTCCAGCTAATGTAAGAACATTAGTAAATTCTGAAGTCAATCTTACATCAATTTTTGGCAATCCAACAGATTCAAACTACGAAACATTCTTTACAGCAGCAAACTTCCTATCATATGGCAATAGCTTATATGTAGTGCGTTCTGTTGAATCTGGAAGTTCTGTACCAGCAAATAATGCTTATAACGCATTTGCGAATACAGCATCTGCCGCAAACGTAGTTGTTCTAAACTCAGACGATTTTAACAATCAAAGCGCATCTCTATCATCAAGTATTGCTTATCTAGCAAAGTATCCAGGCGCTCTAGGAAATAGCTTAAAGATTTCTGTCTGCGATAGTGTAAACGCATTCTCCCAAATAGTATCAGTAGCTACTGTAAACTCAGCAGCTTCAAATTCAGCAACATCATTTAATATTTCTGTTGTTGCGGGAGCAAACTCTGCTACAGTTACATTAACTTCAAACGGTGTTTCTGGTACTGCAAATGCTGGTCTTCAAGCTCTATCAAACTTTATTACTAATGGTGATATCATTACTATTGGAAATACTACAATTGGGACTCAAACTGTTAAGGTTACAGGATATACCGTAAGTGCCAATATTGAAGTTGCTGGTTCAGGAGCTAATGCTTTCACACAATACGCAACATTAAATCTTGCTGATCCAATTATCCTACCATACTCAGGGACTCTAACTCAAGCATCAACTACTTCATATTGGGAATATTACAATAAAGTTAGTGCAGCCCCAACAACTTCACATTATCTAGCAGTTAAGGGTCTAACTGCTGTCGATACACTCCACGTAGTTGTAGTAGACCAAAATGGTGCATTTACCGGTAAGCCAGGAACAATTCTTGAAGTATTCGAGGCTCTATCTAGAGCAACCGATGCTAAGACAGATCAAGGTGCCACAAATTATTATAAAACAGTATTGAATAATAATTCAAATTACATTTGGGCTGTATCTGATCGATCAGGTGCTGCATCGGCTCTTTCAACTGCAGTAACTTCATCAACAAACCCAAGTCCATTTACACAAACATTTACAAATGGTAATGATGGGCTTTCTGAAAGCACATGTTCTCTATCAACTATTACTAATGGATACGATTTCTTTAAGTCTTCTCAAGACGTAACGGTTTCTCTAGTATTGGCTGGTAAAGCTCGTGGTGTTACAGCGGAAAGCACAACACCTTCTGGAAGTGGTACAAGTTATGCAACAATCGCTAACTACATCATTGGAAACATTGCAAACTATCGTAAAGATTGCGTTGCATTCATTTCCCCAGCTAAGGCTGATGCTGTGGTTCAACAAGCAGGCGGTGATGCTACCACAAATGTAATCAACTTCCTTGGAACTCTAGCTACTGCATCATCATACGCAGTAATGGATTCTGGATATAAGTATCAGTATGATAAGTATAATGATAAGTACCGTTGGGTTCCTCTAAATGGTGATATTGCTGGTACATGCGTTCGTACAGACTTCAACAATGATCCTTGGTGGTCACCCGCCGGTTTCTCTCGTGGGCAAATCAACAATGTAATCAAGCTTGCTTATAATCCAAACCAAACACAGCGTGATGCTCTATATAAGGCTGGTGTAAATCCAGTTGTCACATTCCCAGGACAAGGAACAATCCTTTATGGTGATAAGACTCTAATTGGGCGTCCATCTGCATTTGATCGTATCAATGTTCGTAGATTGTTCCTAACAGTAGAAAAAGCAATTTCTATTGCTGCTCAAAGTTCACTATTCGAATTTAATGATGATTTCACAAGAGCACAATTCGTAAATCTAATCACACCATATCTTCGTGATGTACAAGGGCGTAGAGGAATTACTGCATTCAAAGTTGTTTGTGATGCAACAAATAATACACAACAAGTTATCGATTCTAATCAGTTTGTTGGAGACATCTATATCCAACCAGCACGTTCGATTAACTTCATCCAACTAAACTTTGTTGCAGTTAGAACTGGTGTTGACTTTACTGAAATTGTTGCGTCAATTTAATAAATAAAAAAATAGGAGAACAACAATGGCACAAAGTTTTAATGTAAACGATTTCAAGAGTGGTCTAGTATATGGCGGCGCTAGACCAACTCTATTCTCAATTCAACTAACATCCCCATCAGGTGTATCAGTTGATTTTAGAAAAGTTCCAATTCTAGCAAAAAGTTCAACTTTACCACCATCAAATTTGGGAACAATTGGTATTCCATATTTTGGCCGTGTAGTAAAGATGGCTGGTGATCGCACTTTCCCAACTTGGGACGTTACAGTAATCAACGACGAAGATTTCAAGATCAGAAATGCTTTAGAAAATTGGTCAAACTCAATCAACAGCATGAATGGTAACGTAAGATTGAGTGGAGAAAATGTGGCATCATATAAGACCGATGCAACAATCACACAATATTCAAAGGCTGGTGATGTATTGCGTACATATACCTTCGAGGGGTTATATCCAAAGAACATTTCTACAATCGATCTAGGTTGGGACAAAACAGACCAAATCGAAGATTTCACAGTAACATTTGAATATGATAGTTGGACTGTTCAGGGTGGTGCTTTTGGAGCAGCCTTTAATAACCAAGGATAAATACTATTGAATTAATATTTTGTTATTGTGGTAGGAGGCTCTAATGGCCGGACTTGAACTTTTTGGTTTTGAAATAAAAAGAAGACAAGAAGAAAATAAGAATATACCGTCGTTTGCACCTGTGGTGTCAGACGACGGTGCTCTTAACGTATCTGCTGGTGGTGCATATGGCACTTATCTAGATTTAGAAGGTTCTGCTAAAACTGAAGCAGAACTTGTTTCTAAGTATAGAGAAATGTCTATTCAACCAGAATGTGAAGGTGCAATTGATGATATTGTGAATGAAGCAATTGTTAAAGATGATAATCAAGAAATTGTAGATATTAATTTAGACAATTTAGACGTATCTACAAACATCAAAAATTTAATCATAGAAGAATGGAATAACGTAGCACTATTATTGAACATCAATAATTATGGCTATGAGGTATTCAGACGTTGGTATATTGATGGTAGACTATATTACCATGTAATGATTGATGAAACAAATCCTCGTGCTGGTATTCAGGAATTGAGATATATCGATCCTAGAACTATCAGAAAAATCAAAGCAATCAAAAGAGAACGTCGCGGCAATACGTTTGTCAATATTACCGCACAAGAATTTTATATGTATAATGAACGCGGTTTCCGTGGTGCTACTGCTACCGGTATGGATAATCAAGGAATAAGAATTTCTAAGGACTCCATTGTTCAAGTTACATCTGGTCTTATGGATAAAGACAATCGTCTAGTTCTAGGCTATCTTCACAAGGCAATTAAGCCACTAAACCAACTTCGTATGTTGGAAGACGCAACAGTAATTTATCGTATTTCTCGCGCACCAGAGCGTCGTATTTTCTATATTGACGTAGGCAACCTTCCAAAGATGAAGGCTGAACAATATGTTAAGGATATGATGACTCGTCATAAGAATCGTCTAGTATATGACGCCACAACAGGTGAAGTAAGAGACGACAGAAAGTTTATGACAATGCTTGAAGACTATTGGCTACCTCGTCGTGAAGGTGGTCGTGGTACAGAAATTTCAACATTACCATCTGGGCAAAATCTAGGCGAGCTTTCCGACGTTAATTACTTCCAAAAGAAACTTTATAAGTCTCTAAATGTTCCTATGTCAAGAATCGATTCAGATTCTACTGGGTTTAATATGGGACGCGCAGCCGAAATTACTCAAGATGAACTAAAGTTCCAAAAGTATATCAACCGCCTTCATATCAGATTCTCTCAATTGTTTATGTTAGCTTTAGAAAAGCAACTACTATTGAAGGCAATTATTACATCAGAAGATTGGGAAAATTTCAAGAATAAGATTCACTTCAATTTCAAGAAAGACAATTATCATTCTGAATTGAAAGATGCTGAAATTCTTCGTGAAAGACTTAGTACACTTCAACTATTAGACCCATATGTAGGAATCTTCTATTCTCAAGAATGGATTAAGAAGAACATTCTAATGCAATCTGAAGAAGACATTTCTACTATGAAAAAGCAAATGGAATCTGAAGAAATATTTCCATTAAGTGCTCTTGCTCAAATGCAAGCACAAGAAGATGAAGAGGCCCAAGCTGAAGCCGAAAGAAAACCACCAGAAAAAAAAGAAACTCCTAAAAAGAGCAACACTAAGTCGAAATCAACTAAACCACCAGTAAAGCATAGTGTTGGGGGTAGAGCTACAAGTGGTGGTGATCCCGTAAGAACAGAGATTGTTAACGCAGGAAGTGGTCCATATACAAGAAATATGCCTGAAAAGTACTTCGACTGGAAGAAGCCTTTACTAAAGGCAAAAGCAAAAAATACTAAATAGATTATAAAATTAGGAGTTTAATTATGCCTTATACGACAGACAATATTGTAGATTATATCATGGATAAGGATCATCTGAGTGTAAAAGCTGCTGTAGACGATATTATGGCAAGTAAGATTCAAGATGCTCTAGAACTCCGTAGAGAATATGTTGGCCAATCCATGTTTAATCCAAGTTCAGAGGAAACAGATGACTCAGAATAATACTGATCTTCAAGAAGTAGAAGACCCAAAGGCAAAATATTATGAGCCAAAACCAGAAGGCGAAAAGGCTTTCTGGAAGACTCATATTGTAAAGAAGCATCTACACCCTGTAGCTGATGATGCGCAATTTAATGGTTCTAATGTAGCCAAAGATAAGACAAGAAAAGCTGATAAGTCTGATCTTCCAGAAGAAAAAATGTCTTCTCCAGAAAAGAAGAAACGCGAAGAAGTTGTTAAGGCAATGAAGGATAAGACTGCTGAATTCAAAGCCAAGTATGGTGATCGCTGGAAGGACGTTATGTATGCTACAGCAACCAAACAAGCTATGGGAGAAGAAGCACTAGATGAAGACTCTCAAGCCGCTTCTTCAGATAGCCCAAGTTCTGGTGGTGGTGGGCCAACAGCAGGTTCGATTGATCCAACATCACATATTCAACATGGCCAACCTGTTCCTATGGCTAAAGGCAATTCTATTAAGGAGATGTTAGAGAAGATCGCACTACAAGCTGCAGAACTTCATGATTCTCTTGGTGAAAATCCAGAATTACAAGATTGGGCTAAGCAAAAGCTTGGCGAAAGCAGAGAATGTCTACAATCTGTTTACAAGCATATTAAGTCTGGCTCAAAGAACAATGAAGGCCAAAAAGATCCAATGGCCGGTCATCCTGATGCTGGAGGAAAAGTATAATGGCAATTATTCAAAATAGATCATTAGGACATGCAGTAACTTTAGATGTAGCCAATAGTACATATAGCTGCAATTCATTTGCCGTTCCAAACAGTTCAGTAGAAACAGTAACTGGACTTGCTGTTACTAAAATTCTTTGGACTGGTCCTTGGACAATTTCAATTGGTTCAAATCTAATCTTTCAAACTTCAAACAACGAAGGCGTTTGGGATTTAAATTCTATGGGCATTTCTCTTGGTGGGTATGCTGGCGCAAATCTTAATGTAAATACTACATCTACTACGGCAACATTAATTCTAAATGTTGCTAAGCAATCATCCACTATTGCATCTACTTGGTAAGGATAAAACGATGAAGCTTATTTGCGAAACATTAGAAGACGTTTCAATCATCAAGGAAGCCAGAGAAGACGGCAAGAAGAATTTCTACATTGAGGGACCATTCCTAATGGGGGATATTCCAAATAGAAATGGTAGAATTTATGAAAGCCGAATTCTAGCTAAAGAAGTTGCAAGATATACTAAGAATTACATTAAGGAAAATAGAGCATATGGCGAACTAGGCCATCCTGCTGGTCCAACAATTAATCTTGATCGTGTCTCACACATTATCACAAGCCTTCATCAAGAAGGTTCTAATTTCATCGGTAAAGCTAAGATTACAGAAACCCCAATGGGAGACATCGTAAAGGGTCTTCTAGAATCTGGGGGTAAACTTGGCGTTTCTTCTCGTGGTATGGGTACAGTAACTAGAAGAAAAGATGGTATCATGGAAGTTGGAGAAGACTTCATGTTAGCAACCGCTGCTGATATTGTCGCTGATCCATCAGCACATATTGCCTATGTTGAATCTGTTGTTGAAGGTCTAGACTGGGTCTATGACGCAGCATCAGGAAACTGGAAAGCAATGAAAGAATTGGAAATTCAAAAAGAACATATCGCAAAGTCTTCAATGAAGAAAATTAATGAAGAAAAGATAAGACTTTTTGAGCGTTTCCTTCGTACACTATAATAAATCTTAAAAAAACAATTTATATAAATAATTAATAATCTTTCCAAAAGGAGTAGTTAAAATGGCAGGTAAGAAAAATATTAGTGCGGAAACTCTAGATGAAGTGACTGCATCAGACGGCATCAGCCATACTGCTGATCCGTATGCATCTGGGGATTCATCACGTTCTGCTGACAAGAGTGCTGGAGAATCAAGCTATTCTTCTTCAACAAAGTCTGAAGTACTTAGCGCCATCATGAATCATATTGGTGGTTTAGATAAGGGCGCTCTAGGTAACATTTATAAGGGTCTTCAAGGCGCTTCTGGTTCAGCTACTCGTGCAGCCGATAAGTCTGGTGGAGAAGGTTCACAATTGCGCATTTCAGTTTCAGACGCAGACCCAGTAACTGGCGCAAAAC